GGCTTGAGCGCCCAGCGCCAGGTCATCCAGATGTGCCGGTCGCACGGGTGGCCAATGAGGCTGGCGCCCATGTGCGGCCGGTGCTCTTGGGGCTTGCTCTCGTACCACCGCACGATGGCGGCGGCCGTGCTGTGGGGTGATTGTGGAATTGATGCCATCAGTACACCTTTTTTTCTTCGTGTTCAAACCTGGAGGATCGAGCCAGACATACTGCGCTTAAAATCTTAGCTTGGTAATATTCTTTGAGTATGTCATTGTTTGTTTGATTTATTTTGTATAGATCTCTAGCCAAGCATGCAAATTCAACTCTTTCATCATTCAAGGGCCATTCCTTAATTGTGAAAATGTGCTGCTTCTTCCATAGTTGTGGCTCTTGTGCCTTTATTTCTGTTCCGTCGTCCAGAATTTGCACTGGAAGCCTTATTTTCATGAGTTCTATAACGCTGTAGGCTTTCATTGCAGGAGCCCCAACAGCAAGCAATATGGGAAACCCTGTTTTTAATGCAAAAACTTCTGGTTTATTGTCCAAAAAAGATTCTTTTGGTTTAACTTCTACAAATGTGTCTTTTTTGTGTCCATAGCCATACCTTGCGCTGGCAAAATTTTTAAGGACAAAATCTGGTAAATAACGCAAATTTGCATCAAGCTCAAATCCTTCAGGCTCGTATTCCCAATCAATATTTAGGCTATCAAAAAAAACCGCCCATCTTGCCTCTAGGCGGCTTCTAAACCGATAGCCTTTGTATTGCGTTTCTATCGGTTTGACTTCCATCATCAGCCCCAGGGACGTGCGGCGGGCTTGGCAGGCGCGGCTGCAGGCGGCGGGGCCTTGGGAGGCGTGGCCAGCTTGGCCGGCGACACGGGCGCGCCGCTGATGGCGCGGTAGCCCCAGATGACGTTCTTGGTGTCGTCCTTCTTGTCGATGCCGAATTCAGCGACGAAGGGCTTGTCGTGCAGCTCCTCGCTGTCCTCGACCAGGTCCAGGCCCAAGGCCACGCACAGGCGCGCCAGCTGCTCTTCCGCAATCTTCACAGTCTGCAGGCTAGGGTTGTCCAAGTTCAGCCGCTCCCAGTGGCGGCGTCCGGTGTGGTCGCCAGAGATGACGTGCATCTCCAGCTCCAAGTACGACCCGTTGCCAGACTTGGTTGCGCGCGTGCTCGACTTGACGATCATGCACTCGTACTCACCCGCGGGCAGCGGGCCGTAGGACGGAGCGGTGCGCTCTTCGAACTTGATGTTCGATGCCTTGAAGTTCAGGGATGCCATGTCAGTAGCCTTCGGGTTGGGGTTCGGTTTCGGGGGTGGTGGTTTCCAGCTTGATGCCGGTGCCCATCAGCTTGGCCACAAGGGCAGGGCTGGCAGACAGGATCCCAAACTGGGAGCCGGTGACGTGCCGCAGGGCGCGGGCAGGGTTGGGTGCGTCCACCAGGCGCGTGACCTTGTTGACGTGGTCGGTGATTGCGTACAGGGGCATGGTTCTCTCGGTTCAGGTTTGTGATGCTGCGAGTGCAGCGGCGAATGCCTCCCAAGACAGGGGCATGTTCTTCAGGCCAAAACGGTTCCCGCCCATGTGCGCGGGGTGCGGTTCGACGTGGAGAATGCGGTCGCCCGTGGTGCGGGCTTTGGTTTCCTTGTTGCCGTAGCCGGCGTCCGTCTGCGTGGTCACCACGCGGTAGTTGGCCCAGCCGATGACGTCGGCCCACTCCTGCACCAGGGCGGCCGCGCGGTCGTGCAGTTTGAGCACGTACTGGTCGTAGCCGTCGTGCAGCGGTGACTCGAAGCGCTTGATCTTGTCGTGCGCGATCAGGATCACGGCCATGTTGCGGCGCTGGCGCAGCTCCTCGAGGCCGTTGAGCAGCGTGCGCCACTCATCAGCCGCGGCAATGTAACCGCGGCCGTAGCCCGGCGTTTCGATACCTGCCCACTTGTTGGCCTCGCAGACGTGGGCATGCACCAGGGGCTCAAGCCAGTCAAGCGAGTCGATGAAGACGGTGTTGAAGTCGTGCTGCTCCTTCAGCAGCGTGCCGATGGCCTGGTAGACCTCCTGCAGGCTCGAGGCCAGCGGGAAGGCTGAGGCGTCCACTGCGTCGGCGCCGTCCTCCGTGAGGATGCCCACCGCGTTGGGAGCGCTGGCTGCAAACGTCGTCTTGCCGATCTTGCCGGGGCCGGCGATGACGATCTTGGGGGCGCGCAGGCGGCGCGTCTTGGAGATGGAAGCGAGGTTGAAGGCCACAGCTCACTCCTTCCACTTGATCGAGACGCCCGTCTTGGCCGGCTTCGTCGCAACCGCGGGGGCGATCTGGGCCCACAGCTTGGGGCTCTCGGCGCGGATGGCCTTCAGGCGCGTCTCATCGGCCTCGACCTTGGTGCGCACGGGGCGCACGTCGTCAGGCCAGCTGCCGGTCAGTGCGATGAGGCGGTCGATGTCGCACTTGTAGGTGACCTTCCCGGTCAACGTGACCTTGGCGCCGCCAGGCGTGGCGAACGTCTCGCTGCCCTCGGGCTTGGCCGGGTGGATGGCCAGGATCTTGTCCTCGATGGCGATGCGCTCGGCCTTGGCCTTGTCTTCTCTCTCTTTGGCGGTGGCCCATTCCACCGCCAGCTGGTCCATTGCGTCCATGTCGTCGTCCTTTCGTCGTGGGTCAGAAGAGTGCGTCGTCCAGCTGGTCGATCAGCTGTCGGCGCTGTTGGGATTGGGTGAGTGCCACACCGCAGCCAAAAGGCCACCAAGCGGGGCAGGAGGCGGTGCGACGGCCTTCTGGCGTCGTCCAGGCAGCACCGTTTCGGTGGTCTTGAATCGGTGGCCGCTGGCGCATAGGCGCGTGCGCAGAGCACCGCGCTTTTCGAGCACGTTTGTTTGCGCGTTGCATGTCGGGCACCTCACCGCGACAGCAGCGTCAGCAGCAGCACGATGACGGCTGCCAGCACCACGGCCAAAAATGCCATGCCCAGCAGTTCAAACGTGTCTTTGCCCGAGCGCGGCTCGAGCTCACACGCCAGCGGGCATGGGCAGGGGCGTCTGCCCTGTTCGCAGGGGCCGGTGCAGTGCGGGCTCATGCCACCACCGCGTAGGCCAGCAAGACCGACATGCCGATGATCGACACCCAGGCCAGCACCGTCTCAAACACGCCCATGGGCGGGCGGCTGCGCTCGATTGCGTAGGCCCACTCGCGGTCGTGAGGGAAAGCCTCGCGCAGGGTGCGCGGAAAGCGGCGCGTGGTGTCGTTCATGTTCGGGCTCTCGTTCGCGTTGCGATGGAGTGATTCAAACACAACGGTGAGGAAATCACATCACAAGCCCGACAAAGTTACAGGGTCATTTGACCCTGCGCAAATCAGCCCAAGGGGGTCAGTACAGCGGCTTGATCCAGAGAACCGTTGAAGTCCAGGCGATCTGGGCGTCGCTGACGATGTCCATCGACGGCCACAGCACCAGGTTGTGCGTGTCCCGGCGATAGCCGCGGCGCACGACCGCCAGCACCTGCTTGCCGTCCGCAGTGGCCACTAGGCACAGCTGGTCGGCGTTGGCCATGGCTGGCGCTTGGGCCGGCGTGACAAACAGCAGCCAGCCATCCTTGATCGACTGGTGCGAGCGCACCTGCACAGCGTAGGTGCCGACCGGGCAGTCGGCCGGGCCCAGCACCGTGTCGTGCGTGCGCGGTGGCATCGTCGTCACATCGCCGGCCTCGTTGACGAACGCGGCCACCGGGCAGCGGTGCACGTCCTCTGTCACCTCGATGCCAGCCTGGCGCATCACCTCGTTGAGCGGCGTCCCCAGGATCACGCTGATCTGGTGCGCCTCATGGGGCGTCATGCGCCGCTTTCCCCGCAGCATCAAAGACGCTGCAGCAGGGTCGATCTCGAGCATTTTGGCCAGCCCCCTTTGTGACAACTTGCGGTCTTGTAATCGTTCGCGGAACCATTGCGTGTTCATTCTGGGGCCTCTTCGATGACCCTGCATCGTGACATCCGCGCCACGTTGAGTCAAACGCAAGGCAGAATCAGCGTTGAGATTGCTCAACCCACAACACGGAGTGAAGATGCCAATTCCCACAGTACACACCCTGGACCCAGCCTTCAGCGTCATTGAGCGCCTGGGAGGCAAGGGCGACGTGGCCCACCGCCTGAAGCTCGACAAGTCCACGCTCAGCCGCTGGTGCCAGCCGCGGCCAGACGGCACCGGGGGCCAGATACCGCAGAAGCACTGGCCCGAGCTGGTGCAGATGGCGCGCGAACGCGGCGTGACCATCACGATTGAGGAGCTGATCGCTGTCGAGGTCTGAGCATGGTCCAGGAGCAGACCATGCAAAACAGTGATTTCTTGGCCGAGATTTACGGCGAGTTTGCAGGTGGTACTTACGGCTGGGTATGTACCTTCCGCGCCGATCCCGGTAACGCACCCGCCGACGTCTGGTCGGGCCGCGCCTACAAAGGGCTGCCAGCTCAGGCGGCCGTCATCGACAAGGCTGAGAGGGAGAACACCTATTTCTGCACGTCCATCCTGCGTGCTACCGACGACGGCGAGATCGTCAGGCGCAAGGATGCGTTCGTGCGCCTGGCGGTGCTGGTGCTGGACGACGTGCAGCTGGACGACGTGCAGGGCTACAGCTACGCCATCCAGACGAGCCCGGGCAAGTTCCAGGTGGGCGTGCTTCTCGACTGCGACGACCCCGACACCTACAACCGCCAGCTGATCGACCGCGTGATGTCGGCCCTGGCCGCCCGCGGCAGGTCGAACGACGCTTCGGGCAATGCCTGCGTGCGGTACGTGCGCCTGCCTGTGGGCTCCAACACCAAGCCCCGGGCCGCAGGCACCTGGCAGGTGCAGCTCGAAACCTGGCGCCCCACCGTGCGCTGGTCCCTCGAGGACGCGTGCGCGGCCGTAGGCATCGAGCTCGACAGCCTGCGCGTGGCTGCAGCCGCACCGAAAGCCGAGCGTTCATCAACGCAAGGCACGCATGCGGGTGAATTCATGGCGGGCCTGTTTGGGCCCACCAACGACCGGGCGTATCACGACAACCTCACGCGCATGGCCGCCAGCCTGGTGGCTGGGGGCATGTTCCCTGGCGCGGCCGTCGAGCACCTCTACAGCCTGATGGACGCGGTGCGGCCGTCCGGGCCCGAGGAGGAGGTGCGCAGGTGGGAGCAGCGACGCGCCGAGATCCCGCGGGCGGTGAAGACAGCGGAGAAGTTCGCGCCTGAGGAGCGCAAGCCGCCGGCCATCACCGTGAACCTGGCCAAGGCCGATGAGGTGCAGGAGCAGCCTGCAGAGCCTGGCGATGTGCAGCCCATGGACTGGGGACAGCTGCACGCGGTTGAGCCCGAGCCTCCAGCCTGGCGCCTCGAGGGCTGGCTGCCTGAGGGCACGGTCACTCTGCTGGCCGCCAACGGTGGCGTGGGCAAGTCCAACCTGAGCCTGCAGCTGGGCGTGGCGCTGGTGCATGGCCAGGAGTTCATGGGCCTGCAAACCAAGCAGTCCAAGGTGCTGGTGCTCAGTGGCGAGGATGAGGCTCGCACCGTGCACTTCCGCGTGGGCAACATCTGCCAGGACATGCAGGTGCCTATGCAGAGCCTGCAAGGCCGCATGACGGTCTACGACCTGACGCAGCACGACTGCGTGCTCTGGCGCGATGGCCACCCGACCAGCCGCATGCAGTGGCTGGCTGATGAGGCAGTGCGCACCAAGGCCCAGGTGATCGTCATCGACAACGCGTCCGACGTCTTCGCGGACAACGAGAACGACCGCACCGCCGTCAGAGGCTTCATGCGGGCGCTCAACCTGATTGCTCACGTCACACGCGCGGCCGTGCTGCTGCTGGCGCATGTGGACAAGGCCTCAGTGCGCATGGGCGCGGGCAGCGATACGAATTCGACATTCTCGGGTTCGACGGCCTGGAACAACTCAGCGCGCAGCCGCTGGGCCATGGTGCGCGATGGCCAGACGGTGACCATCAGACATGAAAAGTGCAACCTCGGCCCGCTGCAGGACGAGATCCGCGTCGAGTTCGACACCGGCTCCAAGACGTTCAAGCGCTTCGGCACCGTGCCTGGCGCTACAGCTGCGGCTGCACTGTTGCGAAACGGACAGCGCGTTGCGGTAATGCGCCTGCTGGCTGAGGCTGAGAGCGCGGGGCAGCGCTTGTCCATGAGCGCGCAGGCCAACAACAACGCCTGGCTGGCGCTCAAGGGCGCGGACGCGTTCCCACGCATTGACCGCAGGGAGTTCTTCTCGATGCTCTTCGAGATGCAGCGCGACGGTCTGGTGCAAGAGCAGGAGTACGTGCGCGAGAACCGGACCAAGGCCCGCCAGGTGGTGCTGACCGAGGTCGGGCGGCTGCGCGTGGCTCAGGGCTCGGGCGCGGCGGCGATGTGGAAGGGGCAGGGCGATGCGTGATCCCTTCAAGATCGACAGCCCGACCTGCATCAGCTTCAGCGGCGGCCGCACCAGCGCCTACATGCTGTGGCGGGTGCTGCAGTCCAACGGCGGCCTGCCAGCAGAAGCAGTGGTGCTCTTTGCCAACACCGGCAAGGAGGACGAGGCAACGCTGCGCTTCGTTCAGGCGTGCTCAGAGCGTTGGGGAGTTCACATCACGTGGCTGGAATGGCAAGACGCCGCGGAGCCGCGTGACCGACTGCAGGTGGTGGACTTCGCCAGCGCAGCCCGCAACGGCGAGCCCTTTGAGGCCCTGATCCGCAAGAAGAACTACTTGCCAAACCCGGTGACGCGGTTCTGCACGGTTGACCTCAAGATCAAGCCATTCGCCAACTACTGCCGCCATCACCTTGGCTGGGATGAGTGGGACAACATGGTCGGCATCCGCGCTGATGAGCCTAGACGCGTCTCAAAGATCCGAGCCAACCCGTCAGACGGCATGAAAGGAATCCACCGCCTGATGCCGCTTGCCGATGCCAGCGTGACGCGCCAGGACGTGGCGCGGTTCTGGGCACAACAACCGTTTGATCTTCAACTTCCCAACATCGGTGGCGTGACCTATCACGGCAATTGCGACCTGTGCTTCCTCAAGGGCGCGAGCCAGATCATGTCGTTAATCGCGGAGCGCCCCGAGCGCGCCGTGTGGTGGGCGCAGCAGGAAGGAAGCATCACAAACCCCGGCATCACGGGCGGCGGCTACTTCCGCAAAGACCGGCCCAGCTACGCCGCGATGCTGAAGTTCAGCCAAGAGCAGCGCGACATGTTCGATCCGGATGAGGAGGCCATTGCGTGCTTCTGCGGGGAGTGATGGGGCTTGCACGTGCTGTGCACGCGCTATGCACGTGCACTGCGCATGCATGCTGGTGCAGCAGGGTTGGGGCAGGCATGGCCCACACCCCTAAGGGTGGGGCCTGCCCCCTGCGTAAGGAGGTTGCACGAGCTGTAGTAGCATCGCCAGTAGGGCGATCGGTGCAACAGCGCGTGCGGAGTGCGCGTGCAGATCGTCAGGCCAGCCTAAAGGAGGGCGCATGAAGGTGAGATCAGGCAATCGAGGGTTCTCGTTTCACCTGCTTGAGGAGCGGCCCTACACCAGGCGCGATGGCACGCAGACAACCATCAAGGTCTGGCGCGGTTACTGCCGCGACTGCCGCGATGCGTTTGAGATCAGCACGCCAGCGGCAGTGCAGAACGCCAAGCAGAGCCACGCTTTCCAGATCAGACGCTGCCCGCGTTGCCGTGTCGGTGTGAGAATCACAACATGATGGAAACGCAACATGGAGTTGCTGTTGGCGGTGACAAGTTCGCCGCTTTGAGAAACGGCGGAGAAAGGCCGCCGTCGTTCGTCAAGGGCGGCAAGCCGGGGCCGGGGCGGCCCAAGGGCTCGCAGGACCGCGTGACGGTGACGCTGAAGGCCGCGGTCGAGCTCGCCGCGCGCGACTGCCACCCGCAGGGCCTGGCCGGCTGGCTGGTGGACAGGGCCAACGGCAGCATCGGTGACAGGCAGATCTTCGCGGCGCTGGTGGGCAAGGTGATCCCGATCCAGGTGAACCAGTCCGTTGAGGGCGGCATCAGCATCAACCTGAACTGGCTCGGCGGCCGCGCGATTGGCACAGTCGCGGCACAAAACCAGGCAGGGCAATCGCAACCCGTTGATCTGATTGAGGATTCGGGCGGCAAGTACCAGATTGTTGATCAGCACACCCAGCAGCAGGCGCCGGCACCGGCGGCACCAGAGGCCGTAGGAGCGCCCGAAAGGGCTGGCACGTAGGGTGGCCTGGGTCAGTCCCCGATCGCGTCTCCAGGGCCCGCGTGGGCGGCAGCGCGGGGCATGGCCAGGGCAGGGCGGGCCGGCCGCCGCGGTCCGACCCCCACCCCCCCGTCGAGCCGGGGAGGGGGGCCTGGCTCGAGCAGGGGCCCCCCGCCCTTTTTCCGTACCCCAAATAGCCCGATGAGAAATCCTCAATGCCCCACGACCCCGTCAACCACCCCCCGCACTACACCGCCCACCCCTCCGGGGTCGAGGCCATCACCATCACCGAGCACTACAACTTCAACGTCGGCAACGCAATCAAGTACCTCTGGCGCGCCGGCCTGAAGACCGAAGACGCAACGCAAGACCTGCGTAAAGCCGCCTGGTACATCAACCGCGAGATCCACCGGCTGGAGAAATTTTGAACCTTCAAGAGTACCAACCCAGAAGCGTTTTCCTTCCCCTGCACAACCGCGACAAGCGCTGGACGGTGGTCGTCGCGCACCGACGCGCTGGCAAGACGGTGGCCATGTGTGCCGACCTGGTCATCGGCGCGCTCGAGACGAGCCTGCCGAAACCGCAGTTCGCCTACCTCGCGCCGCAGCGCGACCAGGCCAAGCGCGTCGCGTGGGCCTACCTGAAAGACCTCACCAGGCCATTCCAGACCAAGCCGCCCAACGAGAGCGAGCTGAAGATCACGATCGGCAACGGCCACAAGGGCGAGAGCACGATCTACGTCGCGGGCGCGGACAACTACGACGCGCTGCGGGGCATGTACTTCGACGGCGTCGTGCTGGACGAGGTGGGCCAGATCCGGCCAAGCGCCTGGTACACCGTACTCAGACCAGCACTGTCCGACCGACGCGGCTGGGCGATCTTCGCCGGCACGCCCGCGGGCAAGAACATGTTCTGGAACCTCAGAGAAGAAGCCAGACTCAACCCCAACAGCCACCTTCTGATTGAACTGCCGGCCAGTAAGACCGGAATCATTCACCCCGACGAGCTGCGCGACGCCAAGGCGCAGATGACCGAGGACGCGTACCTGGTCGAGTACGAGTGCTCATTCGATGCGGCGGTGCCTGGCGCGTACTACGCCAAGCAGATCAGCGAGATCTATGACCTGAAGCGCATCGGCGCGTTCCCGGTGCAGAAGGACATGCCGGTGCACCTGGTGGCCGACCTCGGCTACACCGACAGCTGCAGCTGGTGGGGCTGGCAAGAGACGCCTGACGGCTACCGGGTGGTGGAGTTCATGGAGGACGACAACCAGCCGATCGCGCACTACATCGACTGGGTGAAGTCGAGGCCCTACAAGGTCGGCACCGTCTGGCTGCCGCACGACGCGAAGGCCAAGAGCCTGCAGACGGGCAAGTCGATCATCGAGCAGTTCCTGGCCAACGGCATCCGGCCCAACCTGGTGCCTGAGATGAGCCTGCAGGACGGCATCGAGGCGGCGCGGATCACGCTCAACAGGTGCTACTTCAACGAGGACACGACCTACGACGGGGTGGAGCACCTGCGGGCGTACATGCGGGAGTGGGACGAGAAGACGCAGACCTACCGCAACAAGCCCAAGCACGACCAGCACAG